AATGCATGTACTAAATGTTATTAACTTCGTAGTATTCGTGGTCTAAATGATACCTACCTACAGTTCGTGGTGCAGTTCGTTATTACTTAGTGACCTTATGTTCGTTATATTTGTTATTTTTATATTTGCTAAATGTTAATTAAGTTAGTGTTAATTTGTGAGAATCATTCGTCTCAAAGTGAGATAGATGCCCCTATATTTCAGTATAGCAAATATATCTGACTTGGCAAGTAAAGTTCGTTATCGCAGTCATACCAATGGATTTGGGTTGTAATATTTATATATAGTGCCTCGCTATTTAACATTTAGTGATTTGACTTCGTTATCAACAATCGAGAAGTCAGTCAGGGACAGTGTTTTGGGCGTTTTATGTTTATGCCCTTGCCGCCCTTGCGTTTTAAAAAAACGAAAGTCCCTAACCTACAACGAACCCAGAAAGCGAGTGTGATAAAAAATTCGGAAAAAAAAATTTTACCCCAATACCCCAGGCATAAAACCCCAATGTAAATTCGGAATTTCATACATACTCTGTATGGGTTTATCGGAAGCCTTATAGAAAATTTTAAAAGGGAAAAAACGCCCCCTCTAAGAATCGTAGGAAATATATAATGTGACGGGTTATAATAAGGAAGTTATGAGTTACACAGTAGAACTTGACGAATATGAAAAGGATACTCTGATGGAAACCATTCAGTACAGAATCGAAGAAGATACCCATTTACTTGTCAACGGATCCTTAAAGTCAGATCTCAAAGATCTCCTAGACAAATTAGAAGAAGAAGACTTCTGAGAACGGGTAATAACCGTAGAGAAGTATGCGAACAGGGTTTCTATATAGATGACCGTTGCAATTATTGACTTGTAGTGGTATAATAATCATATAATAACATTCGAGGTTATGGCTAAAGGTTTTACAGTAAAGGCAGACGTGCCTAAGAAGAAAGAATCGCAAGATACTTTTAACATTGATGAAGCCAAAGAAATGATAAAAGGAAAGACAGTAGTATTCTGTCTACCTGGTAGAGGAGTTTCTTACATCTTTTTAAAAGCATTTGTACAGTTATGTTTTGACTTGGTTCAGAACGGTGCAGCGATTCAGATATCACAAGACTATAGTAGCATGGTAAACTTTGCAAGATGCAAGTGTTTAGGTGCTAATGTTCTCAGAGGACCTAAACAGGTTCCGTGGGATGGTAAGTTGAAATATGACTATCAGTTATGGATTGACAGTGACATTGTATTTGACACTGAGAAGTTCTACCGTCTTGTGCATATGGATAAAGAGATTGCAGCAGGGTGGTATTGCACAGAGGATGGAAAGACTACTTCTATTGCACATTGGTTAGAGGAGGACGATTTCCGTCAGAATGGTGGTGTGATGAATCATGAAACCATAGAGACGATGAGCAAGCGTCGCAAGCCCTTCACATGTGACTATACTGGATTCGGTTGGTTACTTATAAAGCACGGAGTATTCGAGCATGAGGGTCTTCCCTATCCTTGGTTCGCTCCAAAGATGCAAGTCTTTGAATCTGGTGAGGTTCAAGATATGTGTGGCGAGGATGTCTCGTTCTGTCTAGACGCTATCGAAGCAGGTTTCGAGATCTGGTGTGACCCTAAGATTCGGGTAGGGCATGAGAAGACTAGAGTTATCTAAGGTCTTATAGTAATGAGGGGTCTTATGCCCCTCTAAAAAATCGGGCCGTTAAAAATACGGCCGCTAAAGATAAAAAAACGGAGCAAAACATTATGGGTATGAGAAGTTTATCTGGAGAAGTTCAGGTAGAAGCAAAACCAAAGAAGACCTATCAGGGTCGAGGAAAGCATACTAAATATGCTGCAACTGCCTCTAACAAGGCAAAAAAACGTTATAGAGGACAAGGGAGGTAGCAATGGACGAGCAACTTTACAACGTAGAACAGTTCTTTACACAAGGTTGGGACATAGTTGGTGCTAATATGACTAAAGAGGAGGCCACAAAGCGTTTAGACGCTCTACAGGCAGAAGGTTTCGTTCCTTCAGACCTAAGAGTCAGGAAAGTAGTTTAAATATAGTCGTCATTACAAAATAGATAAGACCTTTTGCATCGCAAGGGGTCTTTTTTATGCCTAAAATATAAAACTTTAGAAAACGGATATACATATAGTGTGGGTTATACCTATTTTTGAATGGCAGTTAAGATTTCCAGAGCATTAGTAAGCATCCAGTTACAAATGACGTAACTGTGCTTAAGAATGAGGACGCAATCAAAAGATCTGTCATTAATTTGACCAGAACTCGTTTTAATGAGAGATATTTTAACGAATTAATAGGTACTTCCATAGACAATTCCCTTTTTGAGTTAATGGATAGTGGTATAGGGGATGTTATGGAGACGGAAATAACAACCTTATTAAATAATTTTGAACCAAGGATCAATTTAACCTCTGTTACAGTTGAACCTGAACCTGATATGAACTATTTGGGTATTAAAGTTGAGTATGAAATAGTAGGATTGCCATTTCCACAACAAAACATAGAATTTTTACTACAACCGACCAGGGTATAATGTCATTTAATCAGTTCACTAACCTAGATTTTAACGATTTAAAGACTCAGATCAAGGATTACCTTCGATCTAATTCCAATTTCACTGATTTTGACTTTGAAGGATCGAATTTTTCGGTACTAATTGATAATCTTGCATATAATTCTTACATTACTGCTTATAATACTAACATGGCAGTCAATGAAGCATTCATTGATAGTGCTACCGTAAGGGAAAATGTCGTATCATTAGCAAGAAATATTGGATATGTCCCACGTTCTAAGAGATCTGCAATAGCAAAAATCAACTTTACTGTCGATACAAGTGCATTAGGAGCGAGATATGTGACGCTTAATCCTGGAGTTGTTGCTGTGGGACAAGTACAAAATGGTAATTATATCTATTCTGTCCCAGATAAAGTCACGGTAACTCCTGATAATAATGGTTTAGCAACATTTGAAAATGTAAGTATATACGAAGGAGCATATCTCACAAAGAAATTTACTGTAAATACTTCACAAGTTGATGCAAAATATATTATACCTAATGCAAATGTAGATACAACTACTATTCAGGTTAATGTTGAGACTGGTGGAGTTACAGAAACTTATAATGCATATGAAAATATTTTTAACGTAAATGCAGAATCTAGACTCTTCCTCATACAAGAAATTGAAGATGAGAAGTATCAGATTCTATTTGGAGACGGTATTTTAGGTAAGAAACCAGATAATGGTGCTGTTATTACTGTAAGTTATATTACCACTAATGGTGTTGATGGTAATGGTGCTACTAATTTTAACTTCTCTGGAAATCTTACTTATCCTATAAGAAGTGGAGATAGGTTAATTGATTCTACAGTAACCTCTGGCATATCTCTTATAACCACTGTACAATCGTCTCAGAACGGTGATAATATAGAATCCATTGATAATGTCAAGTATCTTGCTCCAAGGGTCTATGCGTCCCAATTTAGGGCAGTTACCGCAAATGATTATACTAGTTTAATTCCATCAGTTTATCCAAATATTGAAACAGTAACTGCATATGGTGGAGAAGAATTGGATCCTCCTCAATATGGAAAGGTATTCATAACAGTTAAACCAAAAACTGGTGAATTATTATCACAAACAACTAAAGATACGATTAAAAGTAATTTAAAGAAATATACTGTTGCAGGAATTAAACAGGAATTTGTGGATTTAAAATATCTTTATGTTGAGTACGATACAACTGTATCATTTAACCCTAGTTTTGTTACATCTAAAGAGCAATTATCTGCTAGAATTCTTAAAGCAATCTCTACGTATGCTACTTCTTCTGATATTAATTCATTTGGTGGTAGATTGAAATATAGTAAGTTGCTTTCCATAATAGATAAGGTTGACGGAGGAATTACTTCTAATATCACTGTTATAGCAATGAGGAGAGATTTATCTCCAGCATATAATCAACTTGCTAACTATGAATTATGTTACCAAAATGCGTTCCATGCAGACTTAGAAGGATTTAATGTTAGATCTTCTGCATTTAGATTAAGTGGTGTTGATGGTGATGTTTATCTAACTGATTTGCCTAATTCTGATGGATTGACAGGTTCTATAAGATTTTTCCAATTAGTTAATGGTGAACCAAACTTTATTAATGATAATGCTGGAAATATTGACTATGTAAAAGGTGAAATTATATTATATGCAACTACAATTACATCAACTACAGTAACAGATAAGATTGAAATTGAGGTGACACCTGAATCTAATGATATTGTCGCAAAACAGAATCTTTATATTGTGCTAGATACTACTAGTGGAAGTAAATTAACCCTCCAAGAGGACTTAGTTTCTTCTGGTTCCAATAAATCAGGAACATCATATACACCATCTTCAAGTTTCATTAGCAATAAAAGGTATACCAGATAAGAAATGGCAGATACAAAAGTAAAAATCTCACATGTTCTGGATAGTCAGATTCCAGATTTTATTCAAGAAGATAATCCTTTATTTAAAGAGTTTTTAAATCAGTACTACGTTTCTCAGGAACATCAGTATGGAGTAGCGGATCTTGCTGAGAATATTGCAGATAATAAGAATATATCTAATTTTTCTGATCTTAATGTTGTTGCTTTACAAACTTTAGTTCCCATAAAATTAACTAGTGAAGTTCTTGCATTTGATGATGTTATTAATGTAAACAATACTAATGGGTTTCCAAATAGTTATGGACTTATAAAGATTGATAATGAAGTTATCACTTATACTGGAAAAACTGCAACTTCATTCACTGGATGTATTCGAGGATTCAGTGGAATTACTTCATTAGAAAGTAATAATGATCCCCAATATTTGACATTTAGTTCTACCGAATCTGATGAACATGCTGATGAATCTATTGTTAGCAATTTAAGTCACTTATTCTTACTTAAATTCTATGAGAAATTTAAGGCACAATATCTTCCAGGAGTAGAGAAAAGAAGTCTTTATCCTACAATATCTGTAGATAATGTACTATCAAGAGCAAAGGATTTTTATATTTCAAAGGGAACTACATCTTCTCTTGAAATTTTATTTAAAGTTCTTTTTGGAAAAAATGTTGAAATTATAAAACCTTTTGATAATACTATTACTTCTTCTGATGCCGAATGGAGAATTGAAGATCAATTAGTTGTAGAAGCATTAGAGGGAAATCCTTTAGATTTAAAAGAAACAACTATATTCCAAGATTCTTTAACATCTCCAACTGCTAGTGGTGCAGCTTCTAATGTTGAAGAAATATTTTTGGGAAGCAAAAAGTATTATAGAATTGGATTGACTCATTCTACTGTTACTCATGGTTTTGAAGTAAATAACAGAACTCAGGTTATTGGTACTGCTTCAAGTACATCAGTTGTTACTGTAGATTCTACAGTTGGTTTTGATACTAGTGGTACATTCTTATATCAAAATAGTATTGGAAATTATACATCAGTAACTTACACATCAAAATCTCATAATCAATTCTTTGGATGTGGAATTACAACAAATTTAACTGAATCTACTTCGATAATTGATGATGTATTTGTTTATGGATTAGAAAATAATGATCCTACAAAAGTTTGTAAGATGCGTCCAGTAGGATGTATAAGTGGTGCAGATTCCAAAGATATTAGTACAACCAAATATTTTAAAGATGGTGATGAAATAAATTTAAAACATTTGGGAGAAAAAGTAGAAAAATCTAATAAAAAATTAAATAATTGGTTCCATAATAATGTTACTTACGTTGATGTTGAAGTTGTATCTGGAAGTAATATTAAAACAAAAGATATACATTTTCTGCAGAAATTTGACAGAGTTGATTTTATAAGAAAAGATACTCAACAAGTAATACATTCTAATGTTGAAGTTTCAAGTGTCATTGATGATAATAATTTTACAATAGGTGCAGGATATAGTTTTGCTGTACTTGATTATGTTGTTAAAAGGAGATTATCTTTTGCTTCTAGTAATATTGGTGTTGGAGATTTAGTTGCTGATATACAAAATACTTTTGTTGATTCCAAAAATAATGCTTATGTTGCTTTTTCTGGTTATCCATCAGATAGTGCAATTCAAACAACTGATAGATCTATAACTTTTGAAACTAACAATGTTTCTGGAAGTACAATAAACATAAATTCTCACCAATTCTTAAATGGTGAAAAAATTTACTACCAACCATTAACTTCTGATAGTAATCTTTCTGGAATAACAACTGGAACATATTATGTTAATGTTGTTGATGTTAATAATATTAGATTATCGTTAAATGCTCAAAATTTATATAATGGTAACACTATAACAATTGTTAGTACATCTGCAACTGATCAACATAAAATAACACCATCAATACCTGTAGGTGATGCTGAAAGAGTATTAAAAAATCAAAATAATTTTAGAAGAATTTTAAATACTCCA